TAAGGTATTACAACATTATTTATGTTGATCGTTCCACCTGTATCTGGTGTAAATGTGATATTTACACTCTTTCCATTAAAATTATCACTCTTAATTCTCGCAATCATAATCTATTTCTTATATGTTTTCTGTTGATCCTGTAATACTACCACAATTAAACCAACTATCTTGTATTTGGATTATATTATTTTTTTGTTCTTCCGTTAAACAATCAATAATTTCATCTGTAATAATGATTAAATAATGTGTAGATATACCATCTTCCATACATTTAATATCAGCCCAAGTTAAAGTCCTTCCATCTGGCGTTGGAAAACCCATACAAGTATCTATTTGTTGATTAAATACTAATGCTTCATTTTCTGTTGAAAAATCTAAATAACCTAATTGTAATGCTTTTAACGACATATCTTTTATTTTAAGAAATCCATTTATGGATTAAATATCTGTTTATTTTATCTCTTGTTGTATCATCAACAATTTCATCACACATAATCATTTCGGCAAATAAACCATTTAATGGATTATTTAACCCATCTTGATTACCTAATATTAAATCTTCATTCATCGCACTTAAATACCCCGAAGTATTTATATCTGTGGATAATGTTGTTGCTGATATAGGTGTTCCATTTACATAATAACTACCATTTACCAAATATCTTGATGGGTCAGCAGTTAGTGTAAAATCAACAGGAGTGTTTATTACATAAGCCGTGCTTGTTGATGCTGAAATATAACTCCAATCAGTAGATAAAGCCACATTAGCATCTCTATATCTAAAAGAAAATAAATCCACTTCACTATAAAAATTATAGATAGGATTTATACCATTTCTAATACTAAATAAAACATTTAATGGTGTTAAATTAGCAGCACTTCTAAATACAACAAACCAATCGTGAGTTCTACCAGTAACAACAGCATCGGTTATTAAACTTAAAGATGATGCGGATGTATAATCGGCATATTTTAATCCTGTATTAAACTCCGTATCACCCGAAGCTAGTATTGGCTGATTAGCCGCTGTGGTCTGTGCTGCCTTTGTAATATTACTAGCATATCCCTTATTGTCTATCTCCTCAATATAGTTAGTTCCTGTTCGTAATGTTATTGTGCTCTCATCATTAAAATCATACCAATTATAGATATTTGTTAAATCACTTGGACTCCAACTTGTTATTGTAAAGTTAGTTGTGGTCGCAGTAACTGGATTACCAGGATATAAGGTATTGTCTCCCGTAATAGTCAATAATACATTTGATGATCCTGTTGAAGTGAAATAACCCTCTGTAAGGGTCTGTCCTGTATAACTTGATATGGTATTACCACTTGTGTCCGTAAAGCCTGTTAAAGACCAAATATAGGTCGGAGAAGTGATATTAGTTGATCCCGTCAATATTACATTCTCATATTGAGTAGTTCCAGTTGGAGCAATACTCGCAGTCGCAACAAATGGTGTCGGTGTTGGAGTAGGAGTTGCTGTTGGCGTCGGGGTTAAAGTTAAAGTTGGAGTTGGTGTAATTGTTGGACTTGGAGTAGGTGTCGGGGTCGCTCCCGTCAATAACTCATAAGTAAAATCACATTCCAATGCCTCACCAGCGTTTGGATATATGAATTGGGCTTCCAAACGAACACCAACCTTTCTGGTGTCCAATGGGTCAATTAAACTACGATAATCTTTTGTTATTCTTTTGTGAGTTCCGCCCCACGCTCTACGAAAATTCTTACCTCTCCAATTTATCATTTGTTTGTTCAATTAAAAAAAAAGGGGTTGCCTTACATATAAATATAAGACAATCACCCTTTTCATAAAGATTATTACGCAGACCAACTAATTCCAGTGAAAATATTTGCGATATTTCCACCATCCTCAATCTGATTTGATGGGTTTGGTTCAAATCCACCAAGCGTTAAAGCATTCACCCCGTTCAAGTCATTAAAGACCTGACCAGTTTGTAATGATCCACTATCCGCAGTCAATCCGTTCTCCGGTCCAACTAACCAATATCTACCATTCGTATCCAACAGAATAGCATAAATCTCATTCTGTTTGACCAATTCAAAGAATACATTTCGTAATCCCTGATCTAACTTTGGTAAAGATAAGGTAATCGTTGGGGTAAATCCAACTGATTGTGCGTCTGTATTTACCGACAAATCTTCTGTGAATGAAGCAGTTTGTTTCGGTAATTCAAATTTATAGAAAGTCCCTGTTCCTGATATAGTATCAACTTGACCCTCTGTTCCGTTTGTGGTGTATCCACTGATTGTTGAACCACTATCTCCTAAAATCCAGATGGTTTTAACCCCACCAAGAGATGCGTTTCTACAATCCAAAGAATAACCATTTGAAATATAACAACTCATAATTTATTTTTTTTTAAGTCAGTTTATTATTCTGCGATCACGAATGAAGCAATATCAAAAATACCAATTCCGTAAGTCATACGACCAATTACTTTGATAGTATCAACTCCTTCATCATAAAACGCACGGATCTCCATACCATTATTATCAATAGTGTTCAATCCAACTTGATAGTAAGAAGTAGGACCAGCAACGATCTTACTTTGACCATCCAAACCTTGTGTTGGGATTACAGCAATGTTTGTTCCAGGAACAAACGCTGTCCATTCAGCACCAGTTTGAACTCCACCATCATCAAACGAATAAAGGTTTAACTGACTTGATTTTCTTAATGCCTGAACGAAATTCTTGTAATCAGAATATGATACGAAAATCGCAAGGTCATTTCTATGTGATACATTTGAGGGGATAGCCGCAGCGATCTCCGCAAGATAATCAACACCATTACTGCTAGTTACAGCAGAATAAGTAAGTGATGTCGCACCATTACCTGTTGTAATCAAACTCAATACACCAGGGAAATCACAAGGAGTTCCACCTGTTGTTGATTGCCATAATTTAGTTTCCATATGGTTAGCCATTCTATTTGAAATATCAGACACCAATGCCTCTTCAAATGGAACACTTTCTTGGAAATTTGATTGTGATAATGCTTGGGATAAATAGTAATCGTATAATGTATAAGGACACAATTCCATATTTATCTTCTCTGTGCATGTCTGGATCAATACCTGATCCACGATCGTATCACCAGTAGAATTAAAACCACACGATTTTCCATCTTGGAAAACCAAATCGTTGGTCATAAAACCAACTTTCTCGTCCCCTCTAATGTTTCCACGAATGGACGAATAACGAGGTAAAGTAGTGCCAAGAACATCCTTGATCAACATATCTTGTGCTTCCTCTTTTACCCAAACCGATAAGTTTGATAAATCGTAATCAAACTCAAATCTTTTTTTATTACTCATAACTTTGTTATTTTTTATTTATTTTTTATATGCTTTTTTAAACATATCAACCCTTAAAGAATTGAAATCTTCCTTCAAGGATTTTGGTTCTTTTATCCCAGTTGAACTTGGGGATTTTTTGAACGAGTTAAACTCATTCTTCAAATCTTCCATTTCCTTGTTAAATTCGTTGTTTGTTTTTTCCATTAAATTTAACATCTGTTCTATGGATGACTTGATGCTTTTCAATTCACTTTCAAAGTCCATAGTTTCTTCTTTCAATTCTTCAACTACTTCTTCCTCTACTACTTCCTCTTCAACAACATCTTCTACTTCCATTTCACGGATTTCAACGATCTTGCTTTCTTCGTCCAATACAACAACAAAACCTTCTTGTGTGGTGTGCTCACCAGTAGGTGCGGGGGTTAAAGTTCCATCCTCACCAACTACATAAATCACATCACCCAACTCAAAGTCATTATCTCTGTCGTTGGTAATCTGTGTTGTTCCATCTTCCAAATATGTTGTAGCAAATTTCTGTTCAGTTTCATCAGAGAATTTAAGTCCTAACATCTCTTTGATTTTAACGATTGCTTCACTTGCGTTCATCTATTTTACATTTTTTAGAATGTTTATTATCTCTTCCATAATATAATTATCAAGAGATTGCTCGGATTTCTTAAAATCCATTTCAAAAAGTCCTTCAACACTGAACCCTTTGATTTTTCCTGTTTTGATATAATTATTCCTGAACCCTTTGATTTTTCCTGTTTTGATATAATTATTCCATACATCATCATTATAGACCTTGTATCCCACGATCCAAGACCCTTCTGGCACATCTTCTTTGGAAAATCCATAATCATATATCTTATCATCTTTTCCACTAATCCAACTCTCCACCAAATATACATCCTTGAACTTTGTATCTGAATGTTCCAAATTTACCTTATCAATTCGTTTTTCCATCAAGAACTTATATGCTGCTCTCTTAATACTATCCTTTGAAAACCTCACATAAAACTCCTTACCATTCTCATACCTTCTTATCAACTTATTGGGGATCATCGCAGGAGCATATAACATCCTCTGTTCATCATTTACTCCAAACTTGTATTCGTCCTGTTTTCTTTCCGTTAGATTACATATTCTATACATCTCCTTACCCATATACTCCACCTTCTGATAAACTCCCTTACATCCAAACTTTTGACTTTCTACCATCGCATCATCTTCCTTCTCAAATACCGGCAATCCTTTCAAAAATCCTTTGGGTAATATCTGTTCGTTAAACTCAACCACATCTCTCTTACGACCATATTGTACCGGTTCATTTACCCCTCCTGCTTGTGCGGGGGCATCCATTACAATCGCAGCATCATCTATGGCAACCTCTTTGTTGTTATAGACCCTCTCATCTCTTTCCAAACTGACCTCCATCCAACGATGACGACAATTTGCTCCACCTTTGTATAAAAATAAATCAACAGGGGCGTTCTTTGGTCTTGGTATAATCTTGTAATCACGATCCTCTGAATTGAGTTGTGTGGATAATAGTTGTATATCCTCCAATCTCCATACCAATTGTCTTTTACCCATCATTCTACGACAAAACTCCCTTGATGTGGAAATAAGATCTGGTCCTCCTGCCGGTCCAATAGCATATACAAATCTTCTCTTTCTTGCCCCCAAATCCAATATGGATGGTTCGTTTGGTTTGGTTGCGATCTTATAGAATTGTTGTTCGGTGATTTTCTGCTCGTTAAATTGTTCCCTGAAATCATTTATGATCTCATCCTCAACCGCATCTTTGTATTCTGTGATGATCCAGCCGTCCTCTAACAGATCTTCTAACTCGGGCTGATCCTCTTCCTTCACCAACGACTTGATCGTTGAAATATGACCTTCCATAAAAGTCGTATCATAACTGGTGTTTTGTAATTCACCAATCTCTCTTACCAAATCTTTGAAATCAAAACTCAATACCGATGCTTCAGTCAATTCATCCTCTGTGGTGTATGCCCTTTTCAATCCGTAGGCTTCAATCTTGAATATCGCATCTGCCAGAACTGCTGCCGATCTGATCATCCCCAATATGTCGGGGTCTTCCTCCCTGTTCTTCATTGCGTTAAACAATTCAATTGCGAAAGGACACATCCAAAAATATTTGGTGGTATAACCATATATGTCTAATCCCTTTTCCATTAAATCATCCATCTCACAACTACAATCAGAACTCATCTTTTCATTTCTAATCTGTTCCAACTTTCTTGATGCCCATTCAACACCTTCTGAACCACCCCATCCTAACCAAGCAACATATCCCTTGTCCTTCCAAGGCGTTCCTGTATATTCGGGGTTGATCTCTGCGTTCTGTCTATGTCTTTCAAACGCACTCATGCGAGCAATGGTCTCCTCACTGATCGGCTCTCTTTTACATAATTGGTTTGCTCTCGCCAATCCTGTTTGGGTCATCCCATCCACCTCATCTCTTCCGTGTTCGTCAATCCATCTTAACACCTTACAGGCATTATCTGATGCTGCTTGGGGGTAATCATCATAACTCTCAAAAGATTGTTCCTGCTTGTTAAAATAGACCCAATCAACCTCAATTGCGGGGTTCTCCACCAATCCCATCTCACTGATCTTGGTGTCTCCTGTTAAAAACTCTGAAATGTCTAAATCATATATCTTCATAACAATAAATATTATATTTTTGATAAGGTCTCCAATCTTTTATTGATGGATTGTGATTTTGTAATATCCTGTTCAAGTACATACGCTCTAATCGGTTCTCTTTTGGTCTTGGCAATTGCTTCCAATAATCTTTCCTCACCCACACCTTGAACAATAGGTCTGGTTGATCCCACCTGATTTATGGAACTCAATAAATCTCCATACATCATAGAACTTTGACGATTGATGACCATCTCACCACCTTCTGCGAATATTCCACCACCCATATACACACCACCTTGTTCGTGTGCTGGTCCTTGTAATAATCCACCACCAGCAAGGTTTCTGATCTCACCAATCTGTTGAGTAATCACCCCCACTTGAACCGCCCCCAATGCCGCACTAATACCAGCCAATACCTGACCAATAACAGGACCAGATGCCAACGCTTTGCTGACCGCTTCTGCCACATTTGCGACCGCTTGAATTCTCGTCAATTCCAACTGAATTAAAGTTTGTTGTTTGCTTAATCTTTCTCTCTCTCTTTCATACTCCCTTTGAACCTCCAATCTCTTTTGGTTTGCTTCCTCACTATCCCCAACAATCTTGTTTAATAATCCTTCCTCTCTCTCTTGTAAGGACACCAATTGTTGATCTATGCTATCCAAAAATGCTCTACCCAATTCGTCCAAAGTATTGCTCACCTGATTGTAGATGTCCAAGACATTATTAAACACACTTTCAAAACTCTCTTTCTGTGCTTCTGCGGATATGATCTCCTTTTCCTCATCTTGTTTTCTCAATCGTTCCTTCTCATCATAAAATGCCTTGATGATCTTTAACCTTTCCTCTTGGGTGAAATCCTCCAAATTGATATTGAGTTTCAATAACTCTGCTTCAATTTCCAAGTAATTCTCACTCAATCTTTTGGCATCCCCAAAATATCTTTCTTGTAAATCCAATCTTACCTCCACCTGTTGTGCCAATAACTCCGTATTCTCTAATACAAAGTTCCTAAATGCGGGGCTGTCTGATGTTGCTTGTATTTTATTGATCTGTGTGGTTAAGGTCTCTGCCTCAAATAGAACCCCTCTAATGGTCTCTTCCTCTTTTGTGATGTTGGTAATCAAATCCAATATGGAAGTAAGTTGTGCCTCGGCTATTTGATTGACTTGATCTTGTGTGATCTGTCCTGCTTCCAACTGCTCGGCATAACTCTGTTTGATGGTCTCCAATAAACTCTCCCTGTTTTTTTCAAACTGAATTTGATTTTGTAATAAACTATCCAAGTTCTCCTCTGCCAATTTAACCTGTTCAATTGTTTCACCTGCTCTTTGGAATTGAATATCCCCTTGTGAAATAAGTTGTTGTCTGATTAAATCAAAGGTGTTGGTGGTTCTCTCAAAGGTCTCCACATTGCCATCTAAAAATTCTTCTGATTGTTTTAACAAATCATCAGTTGCTCCCAAAAACTTAGAACGAAAATTTTGTAATGGTGATACTAATTGTGCTGTTGTTTGATCAATATTTTTTTCTACATCTCCAAAATCACCCAATAACTGATCCCTTAAACTTGGCGTTTGAATAATTAAATCTGATAAGTTCAAATACCCATCTGTAAGTTTTTGTAAGGATTGAAATGCCTCCGGTGTAATCTTATCTTCCTCCAATAATTGGATTGCGTCAAACAATACCTTATTTACAATAGATTGAAATTTG